ATTGAGATAAATGAGGTCAAACTTAGGTTTGCTAAAGGTACTTCGTGCACTATGCCAAATACCTTTGCTCCGAAGACCCTGTGTTCTGATGAAAAATGTAGCTCGATTATTACTACAACTGATCCTAGTTTTAGGCCATATCAAGTTGATAGCGCGATCGGTATGTTCAAAGAACTTTCTCTGTACACAAATAAGATATACGGTCATGAAGTTGTATATTTTAGGACGGTGCCGGAATCTGACAGTGGAGATTACTTGTTTAAGGAATGGACCCTATTCAAGAACGTGGACCGAAAGTGTATAAAGATCCTGGTTCCCGGTAACAAATTTCCAAGCAACGATCCAAAATTCTCTGAATTCGAGTTGGACTTTCAGCTGCCTTTTGAAATTCACGTAGATAACAGATATTTCCAATCTATATTCGGTAAGAATTCTCACCCTAGACACAGAGATTTTCTATACTTTCCGTTGATGAATAGAATGTATGAGGTGCAAGGAAGTTACTTGCATAGAGGAATGATGCTTGAGCCAGTTTACTGGAAAGTCAGTCTTAAAAAGTACAACCCGAACATCGACACTGTTCTTACCGACGACTCAAGACAATTCTTGGATAATGTCATTCAAAGCGCAGAAGATCTATTTGGAGCACAAGTTCAAGAAGACATCAAGGACGGAACCATGCCTCAGCAGTATGATACCATTAGCCGAAGATTCGATTCGTCAAGAAGCGCAATTCATCCCGATCTGACTTTAAGACCGATCAAATATACATTTAACCACGCTAACTTGATAGAAAATTACTATGACTTAAGTTCTATCCCTGCTGTAGATCTAATCTATAAAATAACCGGAGATTCTCCAGCAGTTAGTAATACCGTTAACTTAGAAAACCTACCGAGCATAAATCCAGGTGATCAAGCCTCTTATAAGACCATTTTAGCATATCAAGGATCAGATGCTTTTGCATCCTGGTTAAATAACGCTCTTATTACAAGTGATAAGAATGTAAAAGGAAACGACTCTAGATTTATTAGAGTTCGAGCCCCATTTGATACCATTGAAAATCACAAAGGACAGTCAGATTCTGGTAGATATATCAGAATAGAATCATATACTGATCTGTCTTATAAAAAACAAAGATCTGTGTTAACATCAATAGATTCAAACGGGGACACAGTTGTTAAGTTTAAGACCAAGGAATCAGCTATCATATACAACGCTGAGCCCGTCTTTAACACGACTGACGTCAAGAATTTATCCTATACTGCCCTGTTCAATATAAGTTCAGGCAATAATTCGGTTCAATTTCTGAACGGATACGATAATGAAACATCTAAAGGTCTTAGAATAACAGGTCAATTTGTTAGATATACTGGAACTTCTCCCGAAGGGGATCTTACTATTACGGTAGAAATTAATAATACTAGTGAGTCTCACATAATCAATAATCTTAATTCTGGGGATTGGTATGCTATCGTAGTATCAGCATCAAACGAGTTCAAACAAAAAGGGGTCTACATATATTCTATAAATGAGGATCCAGCCGATATAATAAACCATAATGACTTTATTAAGATTTATGAAAGTACCTCAGAAATGTCAGTTGCCGAGTTTGCACTTACAAATAGCAAATACTATATACCTTCGTCTAACATGTCACTTGCAAACATCAGACTCTTTAATACAATGCTTAAGGAGGATGACCATGATTTTATTCTAAGTCAGCAGTACATAAAGGACGAATCTAAACTAATCATCATAGATAACTGTAAGCCTCAGTTAAATCTGCCTTACATCTCTAAAAACAGATAAAATATGCAAAGTACTAATCACGAAAATATCACCAATAAAAATACTCAAGATATATTTTTGAGGAATGCCACTCTTTCCTTATTAGATGTTTTGAATAGAAAGATCATAATCGATCTAGTTAGAAATGGAAAGATAGAGAAGCACGAGGTACCATTCTTCTATAACTTTGCTGGAACTGGTGGATTTATGCAGGATTTCTTCATAGATCTTCCAGATGATTGTAAGTATCCTGAGTTTGCGGAAGGAAACTATGATGTTGTTCCAAGAGGGATAGTCACAATCAATAGTTTTGCTATTAAACCTGGGGACATCACTAACAAATTCGTCAGAGGAACATTTACGCAAGAAGAAAGAAATGTTAACGACGAAAAAGTTATGAAGGCATATTCATCTAGGCTCTACAGTCTTCCTATGGATATTAAGTTCGACCTAAAAATCAAAACCGATAACCTAAACAAGACTTTTAAAATCATAGAGAAAATATTTGACTTTTATTATAAGAACGAGGTTGTCTATTTTCAATACCGAGGAATAAGAATACCGGCACAAATAAGATTTCCAGACTCAATAACTAACGATAAGAAGTATAACTTTGCATATACTGATGATACTTATGTTAATACTTCTTTTTCGATAGATATGGAAACATATTATCCATCGTTTGATGACTCTTCTACTATGTATAAGGGTAATGTAATCAGACAGTGGGGAGCTGTCACTAAAATAGATGGATCTAATACCAGAATAAACATGGATTGGATCGATCAAGATCACCCAGAAAAAGAATAATCTATAATGATATCTAGAATAAAAAGCTTTTCAGAATATGTAGGAGACGGAATAATATCCGAGAACCTAAAGTATCATATTGATAACGATATATCAATCACAGAGTCTGTATTTAGACCTGGAAGCTCTGCACATATTAAACTCTTATCCGAGGCTAGATCATTATATGAAAGTAAGGAGATCAATCTATCTCAGGTTGATTCCGGGCTATTTGAGGGCACTGATCTTGGTTTAACTGATACATATAATGGATTGGAGGTTCCGTTAGACCTGCCAATCGAGGATGCATCCTTGAATGAGGCTAAATATCAAGGCAGAAAGGTAGACTTAAATAAGCCTAAAAGAAATCCAAGCTCAGGAGCAAAGTATGTTGTTTACGTCAGAGATCCTAAAAAGAAAGGTAAAAACAAGGTTAAAAAGATAACCTTCGGGGATCAAAAGGGAGGTCTGACTGCAAAGGTTAGTAATCCAAAGGCCAGAAAGAGTTTCGCTGCTCGCCATAGATGTTCCGAAAAGAAAGATAAAACTAAAGCAGGATACTGGGCATGTAGAATTAATCGATACGCTCATCTCTGGGGAGGTAAAACATATCCTGGATATTGGTAATGGACTTACCGTTCGACAAAATAGAGTCAGGTAAGGACTGGCAAATTAGAGAATTTAAATCAGACGTTACACTAGAAGATCTGAAGTGGCATCGAGATCTAGAGGATCGCTGGGTAAAGTCTACTCACAATTCAGACTGGATGATACAGCTAGAAAATTCTCTTCCAATATCTATACAGGAGGAGACGTTTATTCCAGCTAAAAGTTGGCATAGACTGATCAAAGGAACTGGAGATTTAAAGGTCCTGGTTAAAATAAATAATATAGATGAAGACTCACGTTCATAATTATCAACAGTTTCTACTTCTAGAGAAAAAGAAGAGAAAGAAAATCAACCCAGGTTACTTAACTAGAGATGCTAAGGCCATGAAGGATGAGATTAAAAAGCATGCTGATAAGGAAGATGATGACGCATCTGCATATACTAGTGATCCCAAGGGAGGCTGGAAGGCTGACTATAATCAGAAGACTGGTAAGAAGTGGAAAACTAAGAAGAGCAAACATACTAAGAAATTTGAAAAAATGTTTGGCAAATGATACTAAGCTTTGAAGAATACATATTGAATGAGGCTAGAAAAAATACTAAGAGACCTAAAGGTGCTCCTAAGTGGCATGATTCAGACGCGCCAGACGCAAATGGTAAATTCAAGGAATTAGGTATTCGTGCCCTAGCCAAATGGTTAATTAGAACCAGAGGCGGAGACATGAGAAAGATAACAGGTAGCTTAAATCAACAAGTTGTATTCAATCGAAAGAAAAACCCTAGTTACGCTAAGAAGATGGAAAAAGTAAGAGAAGAAGTCAAAAGACAGCTAGATAAAAAGAAAGGTAAAAAGAAATGAAGCTACTAGGATTTTTAGAATACATTAACGAGTCTTCGAAAACAGACACAGCTCTAAAGAATAAATCAGATAAAACTGGGATTCCTAAAGGCATCCTTAAACAAGTATATAATAGAGGACTTGCTGCTTGGAAAACTGGACACCGACCTGGAGTAAGCCAACATCAGTGGGCAATGGGTAGAGTTAACTCTTTTGCCACAAAAGGTTCAGGTACTTGGGGAGGAGCTGATAAAGATCTTGCGGCTAAGGCCAGAAAGTCAAAAAAGAAAAAGAAAGGCAAATCTAAGAAGAAATGAGATTAGAGAGGTTTGACATGCGGAGCGAACTGTTCCCGGGAGATTCACAAATTGCTCGCTCTGAGATGGGCCAAAATTCTTATGAATACCAGATTCGCTGGGTAGATTCTCCTCTATACTACAAAAGAGAAATTGGAACAGAATTATGGTCCTTTTGTACAGATAAGGAATTTGCCGAAAATGTAAACACTGACAATTTAATCGAATGGAATCCTGATGAATATTCAAATAGAATACCTGGAGGAATAGCTGATCAAATGGTTCCATCTCAATTTGAAGAGTCAGATCTAATAGATGGAATAAGAATAGAAATGGAACACACCAATGATCTTTATATTGCTAGAGAAATAGCAATGGATCACCTGGCGGAAGATCCAGATTATTATAAAAAGCTTAAGAGAATACATAGATGATTTTAAACGCTAGAAATAATGGGTTTGTATTCCTATTTCCTCCTGATTTTTTCGCAGAGGAAATAAAGGAGAAGTATAAGAAATATTATCAGAGTTTAATACTTCCATATGATACTATTGAAGATTTTATGTCTTCTACTATTCAATCAGTAGATTTTCCAGGCTGGAACATGAATCTTGCGTCGCAAACTAGAACTAGAGGTAAGAAACAAGAGTATAAAAGTTCTAAACCAGTTGAAGATCTGTTTACTAGGGAATTCACTCTTACATTTAAGATGACCGATGCTTTTTTAAACTATTGGATCTTTGTAGACAACGCCTTAAACTACGTTAATTTTGATAATAGAGAGCAAACTCTTTCTCCGATGAGATTATCAATGGTAGATAATCAAGGATATCTTGTTTCTACTGTAAGATTTAATAGCCCAATTCTAAAGGGTCAAGACGGAATTAAACTATCGTACAGCTCAGTTACTCCAGAATTTAGAACGTTTAATGCTAAATTCCAGTATATCGATTTCGATTTAGATATTCAATTTAATTAAAGAAATTACTCTTCTTTATGTCAGTTAGGCATCTGGTATACTAGATACCCAGGCCTTATACGTGATGCGGTTACCATCCACCGTAAAGTAACCACCTGAAGTAGGGTCTTGCCAAGCTATGACAAGCCGATCAGTTGATGCAGTAAACGCCGTGAGTAAACTAAATGTTAGAGTAGAACAGATATACGCACTACCATTATTTAATGTCGCATTTCCTGTACTTTGAGGTCCTGATAATTGAGTTAAGGTCCATCCATCATCAAAAGTACTACATGTATACTTATATAGGATAACTCTTAGCCCGCTAGGATTTTGGGTTGTGATACCAGGATTAAGCGCAGTTAATCTAATTTTAATCTCAGTATCCTGGG